CCGATAACGATGTGTGGCTCTTCGGCTACAGCCTCGGCAAGTGCCTGCTGTCCGCAGAGAATCGTATCGAATACGCGGGTTACTGGAGTAACCTGAACGGCAGCAGTTGTTGCTACCGCTGTGGTGTTAGCAACGTCAACGGTGAAGATGACATTGTTGCCAGAGCTAGCAATCGAAGTGATCTTCGCGCCAGTTCCCATACCAACTGCAGTAATCTTGTCGCCAACCTCAGCACGAGTTGCGATGACTGCCGAAGAAGCAACACCAACGGTGAAGCCTCCGGAAGTACCAGCAACGGTGACAGCGGTGGTTGCAAGAGGAGTCTGATCAGCGCCGACCTTGGCGTTGTACAGACGTGGTGACTCTACGAAGAATGCACCCTCGTAGTCGCCGATCTCGCCAGCCCAGATGTTGTTGACGGCTGGGTTGCTCTGTGCGTGGACGAAGTTCCATCCGAGGTTACCGGACTCAGCACGAAGATCGTGTGATACCTCTGGGTGGATACCAGCCCAGTAGTAAGACCCACGACGAGCCTTAGCCTTGTTTGCACGGAGCTTAGCAACTGCACGACGGATGTCTGCAGAATCAATGGTGTCAGATGCATCTACGTTTGCAGTCGCTGTTGCGTTGCCACCGTAGAGGACGTTTGTTCCGCCACCGAGGGTCGTCATCGCAACTGCGTCGATTGAGTCAGCGAGGTTGTATGCAACAATGTTTGCAATCGCTGGGTCGACATCAGCAAGCGAGAAGAGCTCGAGTGCGCGGGTAACGAGGACTGGGTTGCCGTACTCTTGAAGAGTGATGGTAACCGATGTTGGTGTTGAGAGTGCAACTGCGTCTGGATCAGTTGTCTCGGTCAAAGGCGTTGTAGCCTGTGCGAGATCAACGTATCGCTGCAAGACGACGGTTGAACCTGGGAAAGCTTGACGAGCAGGACGCTTGTCCGCAACAGAACGAATGAGTGGTTCTGAACGGAGAGCGAATTCGAGGAGGCGATCATACGCCTTCTGAACTAGACCTGCACCGCCTACGGTACCTCCTAGGGAGGATCCCGATGTGTCAGTGTATGCCAATTTAGTCTCCTATGACTATGAACGGTTAGGATTGAGATCGCAGGAAGTTGATAAGCTCCTCTGCCGATTCGGCATTGTTGAGGCGCATCTCAAAATCTTCTGCTCGGTCAGGCGTAACCGCACTCTGGGTAACGATATCTTGCTGGCGTAATGCTGCTCGATCCGTTTCCGAGATTGCTGACTTAGGCTCATCTACCTTCAACCCAAAGAGGTCGGCGTTATCATCGAGCCAGTTAGAAACTGACTCCTCGTTGACGTCGTCCAGATCCTTGAGTACAAGGCGTGCAGCCTTTTGGTTGACACCCTTCCGTTCTAGAACTTCTTTGACGGTTCGCTCACGCTGCACCTTGGACAAATTCTCAAGCTGCTCAGTGAGTTCCTTGATACGCTTTTCATCAGATCGCTTAGCTTTGCGTAACTTTTTTACCAAGTCACTGCTGTCGCTAAACTGCTCTGGTGTATCTAGGTCATCGTCTTCGTCGTCCCAGTAGTTGTTGCTCATAGCAACCACCCTTTCTTGTTAGTTGATCGTAGGCCACAGACATCGTTCGGGGAAACGAGCTGGCTCCTACTACCGGTCTATACACCACGTGGGGCCGGTTGGTCCACGGGGGATTCTAGTTAGAACGCTCCGCTGCGTCCTCTTGCTTGCGAGGCTAGCTTGACCGCACCGCTACGTCCTTGGAATCGAAGTCGTTCTTTCTCTTCGATCTTGCCAAGTGTTTCGAGTTGGTCTGCTGCCTGATTGAAGATAGCACCGACTGCCTGCTGTTGCGTAACAGGTGCTTCTCCGGTGAGGCTAGTAAGGAACGTACCACGCTCAGACGCTTGCTTGACTTGTCCGAACTTCGGCACAGATGTCCTGAAGGTAAAGCCTGCGTTGGCTAGTTCCTGGGCTGCAGCATCTGCTATGCTTACGCCAGCCTGACGTGCAGCAGCTTGGACTTCAGATCGGACTCGTGTCTGCTCAAGTTCCTTCAGACCTTTCTCGCCGGTAAGGATAGCCTTGGCGAGTGTGTTGCGGTCTGCGAATGGAAGTGATCGTCGGATCTCTGCCTTGACTGGCTCTGGTGCCAAGTCGATTGCGTTGAATACGTTGCTGATGATGGAGGTAGACTCTCTGACAGACTTGCCAGTTGCCATCACATCGTTGAGGAAATCTTCGTTGGCAAGATCAGTTAGCCCTGCCGTGCGAAGCACATCGGCAAGTCCTTCTTGTGCCTTGACGAACTCTGCAATAGTTGGCACCTCTACTGGGATGCCTGCTCGTCGCTTCTCTTCTAGCGCCTTGATGGCTCGGAATCGACGGGTAAACTCTGGGATAACGTTGGTCTGTTGTGCCTCACGAAGTGCTAGGTTCATAGCCTCATCAACGGTAGAACCGCTTCGGTAGTATGGGGCAGCTAGGGCAAAGAGCTTCTTTACATAGTCCTTGCTGGCTTCTTCTGCGCCGATAAGCAGAGCCAATGTGTTGGCAAATGTATCTGCCGCGAGAGTGCGCTCACCGCCAACAGGAAGACCACCAGGTCCAGGGATTACAGTGACTGGAGTTGTTACGGCAGCAGTTGTTGCTGCAGTAGTGGCAGCCGTCACGGCAGCGGTAGTGGCGGTACGGGCTGGAGCAGCAGCCATAGCGGCGGGAACGCCGAACATAGCAAGCTCTGTCGCAGTAAGGCTAGTGTTTGCAGCAGGGGTTGTTCGAGATGGTACAGATGCTGGAGTCTGAGTCGGGGTAGGTGTTCCGGCAACATCCATCTCAGCTGGCCTTGCTGCCATCATCGAAGATAGTAGATCTCCGGTGCGAGGGGCTGCTTTCTTTTTCTTAGCCATTATACTCCGAATCCCATAGCACGAGCCAGAGAAGTAGCAGCCTGTCGGGCGTTCTCATTCTCTGCTGTTGTTGCCTCAATTTGCGGAAGCGACTTGATATATCTCTTAGAGTCAGAAATAGACATCCCCTTTATAGCTTCTAACACCGGATTGTCTAGTTCTATTTCGTTAGGATCCATCTCAAGTAAGTCTGATATCAGATTGATCTTGTTGCCTCGGAGCTGACGAACCGTATAGTTCGGGTTAGACTTGAGGGTTTCCGCCAACTCTGGATACTCCAGAACCGCTACCTGATTGAGCTGTGCCTTGAACTGAGCATCGGTGAGCTGACCACGAGCCAGCCTCTTTGCTGCATCCTGGAGTTCAGCGTTAGAGATAAGGTACTTGCCATAGTCATTGGCAATAGCCCTAGCCCTCTGCAAAGCCTCAAGGCTCTTGGCACCCAGGGTTGCTTCCTTGCCGAAGTTGATCTTCGACCAGATGTAATCCTCGGTGAACGTCTTTGGATCGAAGAACTGTGGGAACTCTTTGGTGACGATGTTGGTAATTGTGCTAGACACATCACCCTTTACCTCACCAGACTGGACTCGCTCCCTGACGGTGCGAACTACAGTATCAAGCTGCTTGTTTGCTGCCTCATTATAAAGCTTGACGAACTGGTCGATTTCTTCCTTGGAGAACTTCTCGCCATACTGAACATCGGTTGCAATGGTGCTGAGGAGTTGCCGTGCTGCTGCGGGGGTAAGGCGAATGATATTCGTCTGGGAAGTCGTTCCGTCTTGATCTCCACGGCTACCGCCCTGCAGTACACTGGCAAGTGCAGCCAATTGCTCTGGACTAAAGCTTAGGACACTGCCACCGCTTTTATCTTCTTTGTTCTTTGGCATTACTCAACCGCCTTCAGCGTGTCTTCTTCAAAGTATCGTCGGATAAGTTCCCTAAGCCTGGGGTGCCACTTTGGCGCCTCTTGCTCTAGGATTGCTTGATAGTTATCTCTTATGCGCGTCTTGCCTGGGTCGCCAGCTGGAAGCTCGTCTCTCAATGAGGTAGCCACCATACGCAGTGTCATAAACTGCTTGACATCATCCCATAGTTTGGTGTTGCCATAGCGAGACATAAACTTCTCGTTGCTCACGATTTCGTATAGACCTCGTGCGTATCGGAAGGATCGATCTCCACGCTCTGGGTCGTTCCATTCCTTCCACCACTGCTCGCTGATCTTACGGATATCCTCGTTGCCAGCCTTCTTGAGAACAGCCTGTAGATCTTGACGCTCTCTCCAGGTATCGCCTTGCTCGATAGCGATAGCCTCAAGCTTATCCCGGAGATCGTTGTATGCTCCCCAGGCTCGATTGATCTGGCGCAACTTTTGAATCTGCTGCGGTGTCTTGCGAACACTGTTGAGTAACTCTCCACCAGGAAGCTTGGTGTTTGGGTCTTGTAGCTTGCGGTAGGCAGTAAGATTGAACTCATCGGGGTCATAGTCCAGATCTAGGGTAACAAGACCAACAAGTTCTGGATCGATATCAACAAGAGATTCTACAAGTTTTTTGTTATTTACAAAAACTCGGTCAAAGGACTCAGCCGTCGGTGCTATGTATCCCCGTGCTGATGTACCCTTGAAGGTGACCATATCAAGAGGGAAGCTGTCTCCTATATTCTTTAGGAATTCTTCCTCGGCAAGGGTCTTTGCTTCTTGTTCATCGCTTCCCTTGGTTATGTATTTGTTCACCAGAATACCATAGTAGTCGTCAAAGATCTGCATAGGTCTGTTGTCGATCTTAGCCGGTACGCCGAATACCGAAGCAAAAGAATATCGGAACTTGCGACCATACATAACTCTTGTTGTATCTCTGACAGCCTTGTCGCCAGGGTACTTCTTTATACCCATCTCATCAAGTGTCATATAGTAGTTATGAATAGAAGTCCAAGAAGCAAGGTAGTCCTTATCGGACTCCGGTCCAACGGCATACTTATAAAGATCTCTCGCCCACGCGGGAACAATTCCTTTGCCTAATGATTCTGCCAAGCCATATGGAAACGCTATGTCATATGCCTGACCCATAGTTTCCTTCAAAGCTTCTTCGGCTCCAGGCTTATCCTTGAGGATAGCACTGGTGCTTTGAGCAACGTAGAATGATGGGGTTGGAAAGTTCAACAAGAATCCAATGGACCGTGCGTTGAGTCTGATTCCCTGACCCTCAAAGAATCCCATTTCTTTTGTTCCAGGAACAACAAGATGGGTAGCCTTTAGTGGATCATCCACTTGGTTGCCATACTCGTCGACACCAAAGGACCTAAACGCAGCTTGGTAGTTATACAAAAATGATAGCACTCGCTGTGGATTGTTGATAGCGAATTTACCATAGCGGTAGAATGCATTCAATGTGGCAGTTGGAAATGCAGCGCCAATACGTGCCGCGTAAAGAGCGCGGTTCTGCCTATTGATCGTATAGAAAGTCTTCTCATTTTCCTGTAGTGCTTCGCGCCTGGCAGCAGATCTTAGGGTGTTGATGGTATTGAGTCCGACAACATCTAGGCCTTGTCTGCCAAGTTCGTTTGCTTTGCGAGCAACATTGTCCAGGAAGAACTGGTTCGCAGACGCCCATCGGATAGGGTTCTCTGGTCTAGTCAATGCACCGAACACGCTAGCAGCACCCTTGGATAGCATATCATCAAAATATGCAAATGATCCACGCTTCTGAATTGGTTCAGGCAGTGCGACATAGTTGAAGTCAAGTGGCTGGATCGGGTGAAGTTTCTCATAATCCCTAGCTAAAGCCATCTGAAGTTCTGTCGACTTGACGTCCCCACGAGCAACTAAAGACCTAGCTTCTTGATTTGGCAAATATCGGTATACGTTGGCAACCTGATTACGAAGTGTATCAGGAATTGAACCAATACTTGTGATGCCAAATTGCCTATAGTAACTGATCCCTGCGTCTGAAGTAGACCAGTCAAGTAGCTCATCAAATGTTTTGCCCTCAAGAACTTGATCTATAAGAGGGTCTCCCCTGAATGCGCGATTGGCTAGATACGCCAACTCTTCAAAGTACATAGGATCATTAGACCGAGTGACGCTTTGTGGGCTGCGTCGCATAATCAAACTCTGACGGATACCCTCGTGAAGGTCGCCCAAATATGTCTGAGACGCCGTACGAGAGTTAGCAAACTCCTCACGGAAGGATGCACCGAATTGGTTCTCATCGAAAAGATCCTCGATGTTGACCCATTGTCCGTTGATTATCCGGCTTCCGTAACCCTTGCCGTAGTATCTTTCCTTGTACTTAGCGGATCGATTCCAAAGCACTGCACGCTCATACTGCTTCTCACCAAGATCCTTGATGATGTTGTCGATAACAGCGTACTGCTCGGCAACTCTCTTGTTGGCTCGGAATAGGTCGCCCGAATCAGGAACCAAAGTAGCGATAGTACCCCTAGCATTAGCCAGAGCAGAGCGTGCATTGGCTAGTTGAGATGCTATCTTAGCCTTCTCTGGACCCGAAAGATTTGCGTCAATGTAGTCAAGACGGCGCTGCAAGTTGGACAAAGTAGGGACATCTGCCATCTGGCCAAATGGTTTTGTGGCATCCATAAGCTTGAGCTCTAGGTCTTCGACCAGCCTCTCCGCTGCACGGACATCCTTTTTCACGCGATCAAGGTTTTCAGCAGTAGCCTTTGGCGACATCTCGCCATCCGTAAACTGCTTCTCTAGAATGATCAGGTCGTCAAGGATTCCGTTTGCCTGATCTAGTTGCTTTGTAAGACTGGTTACCGCTTCGTCTACAGCTCTGAGTTCCTTGCCCCTGTATAGCTTAGAGGCAACTTCCATAACCCTGTTTTTATTGTTATCCAAAAAGTTCTTCGTCATAGATGGGGCTAGATCCAGAGCAAATTTCGCACCGTGTGCCATAGTTGCACTAAGAATTGGCTCCGCTAACGATTGCTTTGCAATATACTTTGGGGCAGCCAATACTTGAAACGTCCACCATTTATTGAATGACTCATAAAGCGCCTTGATTTCTTGGCCAGTTCTAGCTCCGGCTATTTTTGCCTTGCCAGCTCCGCGCAGTTTCATCTGTTGTTCGATTTCATTCCAAGGGGAAAAACGGAATGACTCAACAATTTGTCTTTGAGTTAGAGCACCATCGGTTATAATCCTCATACCGGTATGGTCCATCGCATAGCCCTTTTGACCAAGATTTCCGGTAATGTTATTGATGGTGCCACGCATATCCTTGATCATATTCAGGATATCGTCCTTGGCAAAGAAACCATTAGTGTAGGCCATAATCAGACCAAGCTCTGTATCGATCTGTTCTAGAGCAGCTTTGCGCTCAATAGCAGTTTGTGCAGAAAGAACACGAGATGCAGCCTGCGCTCTATACTCAGCAGCCGGAATAGTCTTCCCATCTGGCGATACCGTAAGCGGTCGAGCACCGTCTACGAATAAATTCAAATCATCGAATATTGCGTTCAACTCTGTGACGGCATCGAATGGACGACTACCAGAGAATGTTACGTAACCTAGTGGCTTTTGTGTCCCGACAAAACGAATAACCTGTGTTGACACCTTAGGGATGCCCAATATAATTGATTCAATGCCACCAAGTTTAGAGAAATCTCTAGTTGTTGCAGCAGTTCTAATTTCCTGGATCTTCCCGCGTGCTGTTCTAAAAGCCTTTGAAGCGATGACTGGCTCCATAGGGGCATAGTCTTTGCCATACATCCAAGGAGTTCTGGTATTCGGATCAATAAAAGCATCTCTAATAATTCGATACTCTGGTATCCGATTGATAGCATCGTCGAATGCCGCATTCATCCTAGCCCAGGCTTCGGGAGAATACTCAATTGGAGCAACTGACTTGGTAGCTTGGGCAGCAAGTTGAGACTTTACATCTGCTATTTCAAATAGGTCTGCCGGTGCCTGACGTGCCATCCTATCCAATGCTGGAAGATAACCTTTATCAGCAAGAAGAATATCGCGTACAGTCTCAGGGTTATTTGCCCTGGTAATCGGCCCGATAACGTTTTCGTTATTGCTGTACTTTCTATAGATATCTAGAACCTCTGACTCATTTTTAGAAAGAGCCATCTTTACGATATCATCAGCTATATTGGTAGGACGCCCACCCAATCCTTGAGAAAAAAGAATACCATCATTGATATCTTTTTCCATTGATTCAGTCGTCCGGTTGCGAGTGGAGAAGCCCATCTTGCGTGCAGCAAACTTGCTAGCTAGCGCTGCTCTTCCGCCAACCGCTGCTATTGCTACGTTGGAGACAGTAAAGTCTGTAAATCCAGTAAACCAACGACCGACAGTATTCTCGACGAAAGCATTCTGGACATCTTGGTCGTTCCAAAGATCGATCTCTTCAATGTCGATACCACCGAGTGGCAATACTGCAGCAGCAAGGCTTTTGATCGGTGTAAGATCTGATTTAGTGAGGGCCTGTCCAAGGCTGATCTTCTCGGTTCTGTTGTATGCTTTGCGTAGGTCGTCGACCTGAAAACCTTTTTCAAATTCTTCTGCCCTGTAAAGCGGTGAGTCGGTGTCCGTGACGAGGGCTACAGTACCAATCGGACGTGTGATATACGGAGAAAGAACTTTGTCGTGAGCTTGGACACCAAGTTGCAAAACGATATCGTTGCTTATCGCTTGCTCTCGAACTGCGTATTCGATGTTTTCCTTTATGCCTTGACGAGCTTTTTCGGTCAGGTTTAGGGCAGCAAGTGGCTTGGTTGCACCGATATCGACTGCTGCAGGAAGAACAATATCGCTCACTGCTGCTGCAGGAGATGGAATAATATCAGCTAGTTTCCCACCAGCGAATTCAGCACCCCTGACGAGTGTACGGCCAACCGGCTTAGCAATGTTATCAAGGAACTCTTGCCATAAAGACATTAGCTCCTCCTATAAATTCTGTTGTTCCCGCCTCGTGGAAGCTCTTGGGTGATAGCCTGGATGAATGCGTCCCTGTCCTCTACCGAATCCCAAGGGATCAGCGAGAGCGACAACACGATGCCAGCATTCTCGTAACCGAGAGAGTTGGCAAACTTATCCACGTTATCGAAGATAGTACCGGGTGAGAAACTACTCACTTGATACTGCCCATCAAGTAGTTCAAGAAACTCTTGTAGGAATCTGGCGCATCTGGGAGGCGACCTGCCTCCATTAGCGCTGGCAAATACTTGTAGACAATCTCAGTATTCTCAACTACACGGCGACCACCGAGGTCGGCTGGGAGAGCTTCTGGTCCTGGGCCTCGACCAAATGCGACACCTGCTGTCATTGGCTCCTCTGGAGCCTCTGTATCAGAAAGCAAATCACGAAGTGATGCAGCTGGAACCGAAGGCTCCTTGTACATTGCAGCGCTTTCTTGTTGTGCCATAGTCTCTTGTCCCGTCGAGCCTAATGATCTCATATCTGGGATGTAGCGAATGGGCTGACTTCCACTTTGTCCGTTTCCGCCAGTGCCGGAGATTTTGTTTCCGGATAGTTCTGCCATTAGTCTTCATCCTCTTCGTCAGTAAACTTGCTAGCATCTATGTCTTTGGGTAATTCAAAGTTTACCCACGCTGGATATGATTCTTTATCCATCACGAGACTTAGGCAGATATCTTCAGGAAAACCTGCTGCTCTAAGCGCATTATAATATTCGTTGAGCCAGATAGCGTATACTTCAAGCTTGCTATGGAACGGATTCTTGACTGTTCGTACTCGCTTGACCTGTCTAACTTTCTTGCGGGGAGCCGCCTTCTTCTTGCGTGGTGGCATATCTCCTCCTAGATGGGTCGTCGCTGGATGGTGGTGGCTCTACCTGTTGCCCCACCTGCTCCTGTCAGGCTTGCTAAAATTTGTTGCACATCAGGCGTTGGTGCTGGGGCTGCTTCTACTGGAGAAGGAGCGCCTCCCACCGGAGCTTCAGCGGGAGCAGGGGACGGTTGCTCAACCATAGAAGGGGCAGCTCCGGCAGGAGGAACCTGTTGCTGAGGAGCGAAGATGTCCTCAATAGCGTCTTCCAAAGCCCGTCCCTTTTGTCTTGCTTTGATAACTGATGCGATCTGTCGTACGATGTTAGAAGCATCTCCACCCGTTGCAGCCATCTGTGGGATAGCCTGGGTATATGCTTGTAGAGATCCAAGAAGCGCTTGGCGCATATTCTCGATCTCAATCTTCTCGAGCTCTTGTGTCACGTTGACCGTGAACGGAAGCTCACGCATTGCCAGATCCTTGGAGATCAAACCGCCACCAAGAGCCTGGAGCATAAAGATCAGACCCTGTGCTGGATTGAGACCGGCAAGCATACCATAACGGACATCTGCCGAGTAGTCACCCTTGATATCTTTGCGTGGGCTGTACTCAATTTCGTATGGGCTACCAGCATCCACACCACGAATCGTCTTGGTCTCTGGGAAGATCTGCTCGTCGACGGCAAAGCAAATCGAGATCACATCGCGCAGTGCGCTAGCGAAGATAGCCTGTGCGCTCTTGACTTGGGTATCGAATGCACCCATAAGAGCCTGCACGCCTTGACCGGTGACGATTGACGCGTCGATGTTTCCGGTGCGACCCTCAGGGTAACGAGCACCGGTACGAAGTTCTTGATTGAGAAGAGTCTGCTCGGTGAATGCACCGGCTGGGATGTTGAGCTCTACGCGACGAACCGCAGCAGGAGATGCTGTACGGATGATAGCGTCGCCACCAAGTGGAAGCTCCTGGACATCTTGAGGAAGAACGATGGGTGCCTGGACCGACTTCTCTGCTGCCTCCATAGCAAGGAGCGCGAATCGGTTGCGGAGCAACTGGATACCGATGATGTCGTCGAACTGACCACGCAGTTCTCCGTCAACGGATGGCTTGCGAGCTACCACAATCATCATCTTGCCAAGCGGGTTCTTGGCGCGGGAGAGAACAAGGTTGTCCTTGTTGGGTAGGTATACGACGGACTGGTCTGAATCGTAATATCGAACGAGCTCTATCTGTGCAGTAAGGTCTTGCTTGTAGCCTTCACTACCAAGAAGCTCATATTCGAACTCTGGAAACATCGAGACAAGCTCGCCCAGTGTTAGCATATACCGCTTTGCGAATGCGACACATCGTCCATAGCGATCAAACTCTGGGTAAGCACCCAGTGGGTTTTCTATGCGGATGCGAGGCATCTTCGCTTCCTCATCCAATTCGATAACGAATGGGAGGAAACCGTATGTTAGGTACCAGTCTGCGCCAGAGTACATCTGGACAGCGAGGTCGGAGTGTGAGAAATAGTTTGAGGCGATGCGTGTGCGCCTATCGGCGAAGGCACGGGCTCGGTCAGAGGTCTGGTTGGCTGCGGAGCAGTTGACAGCAGGTAGCGGAGCCATAACCTCAGAGAGGTCGCGGGCTACGATGTCAATGAAGTTTGCTACGACGTTAGCGTCAACGCCATCTGGGAAGAAGTCTGGATAGACCTCAGCGATTCGTCCCTTGCGTACAGCGAGGACGTCAAGGTTGCGTGCATCGCGGTCAGCGCTGCGGTAGCGCATCGACTGCACACGTGCAGCAATTTGTTCCTGTGAGAGCGCCATAGTTCCTATCCGTATACTTGGGACCACTGCTCAGCGAAAGCTTCTTCGAGGTTGATAGACCCTCGTTGTGCCTTCTGCTGTCTAGTAGTCCAGCGATTGTTCATCCACCTTGACACCTGTGACCCCATCTGCATCATCTCGCGGATGCGGATGATAGCAAACCAGAGAGCCATCACGGTATCGGTTGGGTTTCTCGTGTCAGCTTTCCAGGTGATCAGTTGCTGGACGAGGGTCTTGAGACCTTCAGATCCTTCGTTGGAAGGAAGCTCGATTATGTTGTTGTCTTGGAATCGTCCGTCACGAAGAGTCCCGAAAAGCATTGCCATAGAAGCGACACCAAAACTAGTGTCCCACTTATTCTTACCAGTAAAGTGAGAACCCAGCGAGCAGCCGTGAGCAGCGAGCCAATTGCGGAGATCGTCGTCCAGAGCGTATGCTTTCTGGTGTGCGTTGATCTCAATGCGCAACTCCTGTGGTCGGTATCGCTGTACCCAATCCTCGATCAGGTTGCGAATCTTTTGTGGGCTAGGCTCGGTCATATTGACCGCGTCAAGGACATAGATCTTGCCGTCGACCTTGTTGTAGGTAGCCACGACTGCACCTGTGGCACCAGCCATTGCTGGGTCAAGACCTATAACGGTAAAGCCTTCAACAGACTTTGGGTGACCAGCAGCGCCAGACTTGAGCGGTCCGCGCTTTCGCATTCCGTTGACCGAACCTGCGATGCAGGCAGGGGCAAAGATCGAATCTTCTTGGACGTCCTCTTGTTGGTAGACCATTGCCCAGACAGAAGGCGCCACTTCGCTTCGTCGAGTGAAGAGAGACGGTCCATCCCACTTGGGGTAGAGTCCTTGTTCATTCGCTTCATCGATGTCGCCTTCGGGCCTATCAGTCCAGGGCCAGAGGGTTTTCCAGTTGGCTGGCTTCTCGTCGAACTCCAACACCGCTGGCATCGCCATATAGGTGAATGGGCTCTTACCGCCAGTCCATTGACCGCCGTCCCGGATCATCTTGTATAAATCTATGGGAGCGACACGGGTTCCTACTACAAGCAGTTTTCCGTGCCGTCCCAGACGGGTGATGACTTCTTTTTGAAGCCATTCAATTTGCTTCTCCCACTCGTGGGCATT